GCTTGGCATCCTCGTCGACGCCAAGGAACCTGTTGAGCGCCTTGCCTCCGAGGAAGTCTGGAACCTGAACGAGAATGTTCCGGTCCGAATAGTCCACCAGGCGGCGTTCGCCTGTGATCGAGTCGGTGACATAACCGTCCGCCGAAACCTCCTGGCCGTTCTGGTCCACGACCAGGCCGCCCCTTGCGGGGGCGCCGTACACCTGGGCCACGCGGGGGAGAATGTCAGGCTTGTCGGAGATGATCCGACCCCACCTGTTCCATGACTCCTGCTGCGCACCGAAGAACGCACCGAAATGACGCATGGCGTAAGCCATCTTCGTCTCGTGGTCCATGGTGAACGTGTTCTTCTTGACGTCGTCCAGGGCTTTCACCCGAGCAGAGTGCTCAAGCTGCTGACGAAATCCCTCTTCGAGATGAGTCTCACCGTTCAGACGCATCTTGGCGTACGCGTCCTTGAGATACACCTTGTACCGCTGGGCGAACAGAGGATGCCGAAGCAGCTTCCGAGAAGGCGCCTGACTCATGATGTTGTACCAGCCGGTCATTCCCCGGTCGATCATCTCGGCTACGGCATGGTTGCCCTTGGCGTAGCTGAGGGCCTGAGAGTTGACCATCGGCCTGGCGGCCTCAGGAACCTCGTTCAGCATCTCCTTGGTGACCGTGCCGGTACGGGCAGCCTCACGGCTCGCACTCATCCCCGGCATCGCAGGATCAAGCCACTCGTCGACCTGTGCGGTGACTCGCTGGATCATCTCCTGTCGGGGAAGGTTCTTCAGCGGAGCTTCTGCTGCATAGGCGCGACCCTCGGGGGTCGCTCGCAGCCAGGTCTCCAGCTGTCGAGGAGTCTTGCCACTGAGGTGCTGAATAGCCAGTGGGTCGTTGGCCACCTGCTGATTGACCACTCGGAGCCAGGAGTCCATGTGCTTGTCTGCGCCATGATTGGCTGGAGTGATGTTCTCCCAATCGAGACGCCGCATGCGATCCAGGGCGAAGTCGGCCTGCGAACCCATGAGGTTCTGGAAGTTCTTGTCGCCAGAGGAGAGATCCCGGAAGAGGCTCCCCTCCTTCCCGCCAAACGCCGGGTCAAAGACCTGGCGGCCAACAGGAACATGCTGCATAGCCATGCCGCCCTTGAGCAGATGGTCCATGTCAGCGCGCGTGACGCGCGCCTCATCGGTCCACTCGATAGACAGCTTCAGGTCGTCTTCAAGCTGACGAATCCTGGTGGTGTTGTTCTCCAGCTTGGCTACATCAAGATCACGCTTGATCGAAGTCTGGAGGTTGGCCATGTCGTCGAGGTGAGTGTCCAGTAGAGCTACGTTGGCGGTCGCACTTTCGGTGCGACCTCTGAGGAAGGTTCCGTTGACGAGATCCTTGGCCTTGTAGCGTCCACCCTTGACGGCACGGTCCACCAAGGAGAACATGCCGAACCGTGCGGCCTGGCTCAGAGTGTCATCGGCAAGGGCCCTCGGCCCGTAGCCGAGACGGAAGAGCTGAGCGAACTTCCACATCGAACCGGCAGCGTCTGCTACATCGACAGCCTTCTCCCAGCCAGTACCGACAGCGTTCTTGGCGGTCTGCCAGGCTGAGCCATGAGTAGCGATGGCCTTCTCGAAGAGCTTGAAGTCCATCAGGACGTGACTGTTGGCGAGCTGGGACATCAGGACCGGAGTCAAGACCATCTTGCCGCCGTCTGCTTCGATCTCAGACACCCGGATCTGAGTCCCAGGAAGGTTCGGGTTCTCGATGCTGGCAGACCCGTAAGTCTGCTGCTTCATCGAAGCCTGGCCTGCGGAGCGGCGCTGAGCCAGCTCCCGGTACAGCGAGTCTGCTATCTCGTGCGACAGCTCGTTGGGCGTGCCAACCAGATTGTTCTTCAGGTTGAACCGGTCAACGATGCCGTGGGTGATCGAGGTTTCCATGGTAGAGAGGGCTAGCGCCCTCTCCTGCTCGTTGGCTCCGATGTACCGAGAGAGGTACATGTCCCGACTCTCGCGAGTCAGGCCAGGGGTCTCACGCAGCGAGGCCGCGACCTGTCGCCACGACTCACCATCGTTGACGTCGATGTAGTGCGAAGGGCGGATGTCGTTATACGAGTGAGCCAGGCGAATGACCCCACCGACACTCAAGCTGTAGATGTTGTTCACTCGGGCAGAGATGAAGTTCTCTCCAGCCGTGGGCTTCCAGGCTCGGTTCTGAAGTGCGCCACGGGCGCGTACGCCTATCGGCGTAGTGATCCCGTTGTAGTTCAGGTTGCCGATCGTGTTGAACACCTTGATCTTGTCCGACACGATCTGACCGTCACGGTCAAGCCGGGCGATCTGAGCCGACTGGTAGTCGATGGCGGACTTCACTCGCTGGCCGTAGGGCGAAGCCTGAACGGCAGCAGAGAGGCCATCGTAGTGAGTGGAGGCGGCAGACACCTGCTGACCAAGGGCATCAGCCTGGTAGGCCAGCTCGGAGTTCTTGAACTCCAGCGTGCTTAGTGCGGCCTTGTCTCCCATGGTTACGCGAACCACGTTGGAAATGTCGTTCTTGTCGACAGCTTGAGCCAGCAGGCGCGCTGTAGGCGCGCCGTTCGTGGAGAGCTTGCTCAGTGTCGGAAGGTCTCGCGCAAGCACAGCGGCGGCCGTATCGGGGTTGGCCGTCTTGATCTTCCAGATCTGGTCAACCAGACCCTGGAACTGACTTTTGCCGGAGAAGCGGTCGAACGCCAGTTTGTTGATCTCAAGGTCGGAGAGCGTAGTGCCGCCCTTGGTGATCGCCTTCTCTTCGGCGGCGATTCCCTTGGTGACAGGCCTGGTGAACTTGGTCGCCTTGAGTGCGCTTGCACCCTTACCAGCGAGAACCAGGGGATCGGCATACCAGGAGACGGCGAAGTCTGTGGCTCCGGTGACGTACTTGCTGGCGCCGTTGCCGTAGTACTCCTGGCTGCGAGTCTTGATCCCGAAGGGGTCGTTGATCGTGGGGGTATCTCGGTACTCACCCTTGCTCTGAAGGTTCAGATCCTGAGAGATCTGGTCAGCGCGGATACCGCGCTCCTTCAGCTCCTTGTCGTTCAGCCCAAGCTGCCAGATGGCCTGACCGGGGCTGACCTTGTGGGCGTAGTTCCAGTAGTCCTTCAGGGCATCCCACTCGCCGTCTTCGCCGATGTAGTCGGGTCGGCCATAGACCAGGGTGTGTGCGGCCATGGCGCCCGCACTGAGGGCGGGGGAGATGGTAGCGGAATACGCCGCGTAGAGCTTGGAGCCGATCCACTCGATCGGCTTGAAGATCGGCGAGTTGAAGATACCGCCGGACTGAGCCTGACGCTGAGCCTTCAGCTCCTCAAGCTGAGCCTGGGTCATCGCGCTGTCGGGCTGTGTAGCGTCGATCCCCATCGAACCCCAGTAGTCGAACAGGGCGGAGCGCACTCCAGTGGGCAGCTTGTCGGCAGTGCCTAGACCGTCGATGATGCCATTGGAGATGATCTCCATGTCTTTCTGGGAAACGTTGCCAGCCATATTACCCCTCCGCGATGCCCTCATCATCATGATAGGGGCTGAGACCGGAACCCATCAGGTTCTTCGCAAGCTGATTGGTCTGGAGCCTGTCCAGAGGCGAGTTCGCCAAGTCGATGCCAGCAGCGGGACTGTCGGCGTTCGCCAGCGCCAGGGCGCCCATGTCATCGAACCACTGGCCGCCGTACTCATACTCAAGGCTCATTGCTGCGCCTTTACCTGGCGCAGGTAGTTACGCATCGCCCAGGAAGCTCCTGGCTGGTTGGCCATGAACTCAAGGACGGGCATCCAGCCGTTAAGCCGCTGAAGATCCTCGGCCCGCTGATCCGGAAGGTTGAGTGCTTCCGTCCCTGGCCCCGCCCCAGAGGCAGCGCCAGCCGTCACCGGAACATTGGGCTGGGTCGTGGGTGCGCTCAAAGGGGTGACGCGAGAAGCGGCATCCCCGAACAGATCATTGAAGTTCATGCCCTGAACATCTACCTGCTGGGCTGGCTGTGCGCCACCTTCCATGCCCTGTTGTGCTGCCTGGTACTGCGCCTGTTCGCCGTAACCGGCATCGGGTAGGTTACGGTTCGCTCCAGCCACAGCCTTGTCGGTGCGCTTAGAGAACTGTCCGGGTCCTGCGACGTCAGCCATCCTCCCCATCCTCCCACGCCATTTCGAAGAACTTGTCTTCTTCTCTCAGGTGTTCCCAGTGCTGCCCTGCCATGACGGCCAGGGATTCGACCGAGGCCGCGACGACGCTGGCAACCTGAGTTGCGCCATTGAGGGAGAGGACAACTACCGACATGAGTCCATGCTTCTTAGGAAATTGCCTCTCCCTCATAGATCACTTCGGCATGTGCTTGTCGGTACCACGGGTCAGGCTGTTCGGGTCGAACGAGCCGGACTCAATGGGGCCGGTAGCCCGCCAGTTGGACTTGGTGACTTCCTGGTTCAGCCGATCGGGACCGACGTTGCCGTCCTGGTCGTAGAAGGACAGTTCGGGCGCCTCAAGCGCCCGGCCCTTCTCGGAACTCCATACACCTTCGGGTCCGTGGTTACCAGCGAACAGGGGGCTGCCCAGTCCACCTTCCTGACCCGAACCGCTGTGAACCTGATTGAGGCCCATGTTTCTCCTATCAGATAGGGGACTGCCTTTGGGTGCGCGCCGACATCGTGGCCTCACCCTTGCTGGACAGTCCACTGAGCAGTGACATGAGGTCCATGCCCTGCGCCTGCTGAGGAGCCCCTGAGGGCGCTCCTGCGGCCCCGGGAGGGGCCTGCCCTTGCCCTGGTCCAGCCCCAGCCTGCGGGCCTGCGAGAGCGGCTTCCAGGGGGTTCTGTGGGGCAGCCCCTGCGGGCTGCTCCTTCGGGGTGAAGACACTCAGCACGGCATCGTGAACAGCCTTGCCCTTCTCCCTCAGTTCGATCAGCTTGGCGACCTTCTGAAGCTCAGGCACGGGATCGAACTGACCCTGGGACTGGAGCGCCATCTGAGGGATGGCGGTCATGTAACCCATGACGCCCTGCTTGAGTGCGTCGGTGAACTGCTCGTTGTCGATCTGCTGCTGCATCTGGACAACGTCGATGTTCATCGGGAGCTGTCGTTGGAAGAAGTCTCGTGAGATGAGCTGGTCTCCACGAAGCTGAAGAAGTCCAACAATGGCCCGTGCAGGATCTTGTCCAGCTGCAAATCCGTAAGTGACGTCGACAGTGTAATCCCCGTCGATGTCCTTATCTGGAGTGTATGACTCTTCGAAGGGGCTTCCTTGAACCGTGCCACGAATCGTCTTCCTCTCGGCGCCCCAGAGCTTCTCATCCATCTCGAAGGCCAGGCCGATAGCGAGGCGGAGGGCCTCGCCGATCACAGACTGCCCGGTGGTGATGACCGTGTTGAATCCACCCATCAGAGCCTGGACCCCACGCCCAGTGATGATCGAGGCGTCCATGTTGCCTGAGCGGGCTTCAGGTGTCCGGGTTCCCGTGCGCAGCTCCTGCTCAAGAATCTGGGACTCTTGCATCGGGGCTACGTTGTTGGCCAGACCGACTCTCTGGATCTTGTCGGGTGAGTCGGTGCGGATCAGGGCGTCGTCACCGAAGGTCATCTTCTGAACATCGCGAGGAACAGCGAGCGGTGCTCGCACGTTCTTCTCCGCAGCCTCAAGGCCGAGGAGGGCCATGCGGCTCTTGGCCAGTTGAATCCAGATGGCGTCATCGAACGCACCACGGACTTCGTTGTCGTAGCCGGGGCGCTTGCCGATGGATACGTAGATCCCGCCAAGCGGGTTCTCCATGCGGTCAACGACCTGGTTGCCGTGCTGCGGCATGTACATGATGATCTGTTCGTCGTCGATGTACTTGACGACTTCGATCTCACGTTCCTGCCAGCCGGTCACCGGGCCGCGCGTGTTGTTCTGTCCCTGAAGAACCCTGAGGAGCTGAGGATACTTGGCTACCAGGTGGATAGCCTCTTCGCGCCAGACCTTGGAGTACGACCGGAGCCGACCGAAGATGTCCCACTCCGGATAGACGCCCATCGGATTCTCGATCCGGATGTGCGGACGCTTCTCCTTGAAGTCCGGCTCTACGCTGTAGATGGCCATGCCGTACGTGAGGTAGTGGTCTGACGCCTGGATCTGCTGTCCGGCGTAGAGGCCGGACTCGATCAGGTACCAGTTGGCGATCTTTGTCTTCTTGGAGCTGAAGGTCTTCGCCTTGTTGGTCGACTGGATGCCAGTCGTGCAGTTCACCGAAGGCATGACGCCCATGACCTCGGCCATGTCCCGAGCCGACGTATCGACCAGGTTGGCCACGATCGGCTTGGGCCAGCTGTCAGGCATGCTGCCCGGGATGACGGTATCGATGTCACCTGAGCGGACGTCGTGAACGTCCCTCTGCCTTTGATCGCGATCGGCGCTGGCTCTGCGCAGTGACTCAACCTTGTTGAAGACGGACTCAAGCGTTAGCGTCACGAGCCACCTCCAAGTACGCCTGAGCCCTAGATAGGGTGGCGATGTTGTCTCTGAACTTGCCGAGCGCGGTATTGCATGTGTAATCAAGGACGCCCCGGAAGGCGCCCGTCTCGTGGCAATGATCCGTCGCCAGCCTGCCAGAGAAGTCTAGCGGTTCGGTGCAGATGGGGCATCTGAAGTCCTGCGCCAACAGCGTGTCGATGTACCGCTCTCGCGTCACACCATAGTTGTACTTGATCGACTGGAACTTCTGCTCGTCGGGCGTCTTCGAGTCTCGGTAAGACTTGTTGATCGCCTTGATGCAGTCAGCACACGCAGACTTGCGATACTTGCCCGCCTTGTGGAAGTTGGCGATGGCCTTGGTCTCACCACACTGGGTACAGTTTTTTGTCGGACTGGCCATGACACCTCCCTATCACTTAGGCGGAGCGACCTTCAGCCGCTTCCAGGTTTCACGTCCAGGGACGCCGTCAGCGTCCCCGCCAGTCCAGCCCTGCTTCTGCTGGAACCACTTAACCGCCTTGCGGTCGGCGGGGGAGAAGAGAGGACCAGGCCCCTGCTTGTAACCCTCGTACCCAGCCTTCACCAGAGCCTTGCCCAGCTCGGTGACCAGCTTACTGGTGCGACCGACGAAGAAGTACTTGTCGCCCGGGTAGGCCGCGTAGTGCGGCACCGGCTTGACGCCCACGCCGTTGATCACCTTGGCTCGGTCCACGATCGCCCAGAGCTGATTGATGATCGCATCACCGGGGCAAGAGTGGCCGCCCCAGGCGGCCCCACCCATGCGGTGATAGCCGAGACCCTTTTCGCTGGGCGTCTTGGCTACGGCGTAGGGAACCTTGTAGGTCCGGACGACCCAGGCGAACACCTGGGCTACCTTCTCGAACTGCGGTGCAGTCAGGGCGTCGGGAACTTCGCCCTCGTTCTCGATAGACAGCCAGGTCCGGTTGCCAGCAGCCTGAGCCCAGGCTCGGTCCTTGGTGTCCACCCACTGCTCAAGCTTGCCGGTGCGGTCGGTACCGAAGTGGCTGGACGCCTGAGAGGAGGCCTGGTTGAACCAGGAGCGGGACCCCCCAAGGGTCCCCTGCATGATGTGCACAACCAAACCCTGAACGGCCTCCTGGCCGTCCTTGGTGTAGTTGCGGAGCGGCACCCATGTGGCGCCAGCGAACCTACTCATGATCCCCACCAGTTCCCATCGCCGTCGACGATGTTCGTTTGCGACAGGTAGTCGAGGTCGACTGTCACCTGTTTGCGCTTGTCGCGCTCAGACTGATACTCGTTGCTCATGTGGAATACAG